AAATATAAAAAAAGAAAAAGAAATTGAGGAATTGAACTTCAAGGTAAGTCAGTTAATCGAAAGAGTTGATGATAAAATTAATAATAAAGATAATTTTGAAATTAATATGAAAAAAGAAAATAATAAAATAAATACAACTCCAACTCAGGAGGCGTTGGAGTTGATAATAACAAAATTAATCTCAATTGAAACAAGAATAACATCAATTGAGGAGGAAATCAAATCACTCAAGGGTCAGAATTGCGCTGTAACGGAGGATAATACATCAAGTAATATAAATACACCAATTGAAGAAGATAACGCAGCAGAAGCGAAGGAAATGGCATCAGAAACGATTGATTGCATTCCAACAGAAGTAATTGAAAAGAAAATTGAAGAAAAAAGTACAAAAATTGAGAAAAGAAGCATTCCAACATTCGTTGATTGTAAAGTTAAAGTTACTAATGATACACCAAAGAAAGTTGAAGAATCACCAAGAAAAGCATTTAGAAACGATTTGACGGCATCAAACACATCAACTGGTGTAATTGTACCTCAAGGCGAAAATAAGCCAGCAGAACGCAAAAGAATAAGTGATGAAGAATGGAAGCAAATTTGCGAAAGAAATGAAAGAAAAAGAAGTACACCAACACGTGACGTAATGGGAAGTAATGTTCCTTGTGCTAATTCAAGTGAAGGATGGGTTGAAGGCAAAAAGCAATTTAATAGCGAGAAAGAAATATATGCTGAGATTGAAGTGTGGAAGCAAAAAGGACTTGATATAATGCAAATTAGCACACGCTTTGTTACCAATTGGAATGAGTACACAATGACGGATAAATTGTATTCTCCAAGTAAAGTTAGTAATCAGATTAAAGAAGTAGAAGAAAAGAAAGAAGAAAATAATACTCCAAGTGAGTCAAATGAGAAAGTGGATAAAGTTGCAGAAATCCTTTCAAAAGTGAATAAAGATACAGAGGAAGAAGTAGTCGAAAAAGTGCATAAAAATACAGAAGAAAATGTATATTATGCAGAAACTAATACAGCAACATTTGAATACGAAAATGACGACTTTACAACAACAGAAGAAGCACTGGATAACATATTCTCAAGTGACTATGGCAATGATGAAGAATTGGCAATGAATAGATTGAATGAAGAATTGGCAAAGAGAAGACAAGAAGCGGCGGTTGAAGCACCCTTCTAACTAATTTAGATTTTTTCTAAATTAAATAAAATAATTATTAAATATTGATTATTTTTTAATTTAATATAATATTTATATATAAGAAAGAAACAGAAAGATGAAGAAAAGCATGTCAGACATCATTGCGCAATTACTCATTATGTTTGCGTTGATTATAATTCCAATCACTCAGATAATTAGTTGTGTAAGAATGAGTTACGTAAATGACCATTTAAGGGAATTAATAAGAATTGAAAGACAAAGTAACTATGTGAAGCAGTGGCAGAAGGTTAATCCACTACTGCAGAAGAAAGATACATTGTACTACAAGTTAGTTAAAGAATAGCCATAATTTCAATATAAATTAGTGAATTTATTATTAATTAATTATTTATTTTTTACTTTTCCCTTCCTCAATTGAGGAAGGGTTTTCATATTTATTATTGAAATAATCTTACAAAAACACATCAAAAATGTACAGAAATCAAAAAATCATATTGCTGCATAGCGAAGAAGAAGGGAAGTTGCCTGAAAATCTTGAGTTAGGTGAATTGGCGGTGAATTGTGCAAAGGATAAAGAATTTATTTGCCTGAAAAATACTGATAATCAGTTAGTTAAGATAACACCAAATGGCGGTGGAGGTAATTCAAAAGAAAAACAACCTTTCAAATTGTTACCTGAAATTGATAATGCAATAGTGAGTGAAAGTAATGAATCAAATCAAAGTCAAACATTAACGCATGGATTAAATATGCGTAATAATTCAGAACTTTCATTCGCATTTGGTTACAACAGAATACAAATTTTACCAATATCAATTAATGGTACAAAATTAAAATTAAATAGAGAAATCGCTGAGCCAGTATGTGATGGATATTATGACGGTGCAATTATAATTGATGAAAATGGTAATCATATAAGTAACATTATATCATATACTTATGAGAATGATGGATATGAATTAGATATTGAAGTTACAAAAGAATTTGACTTTAAGGATGGTCCAAAATACATGCTGTTACGTTCATGTGAAGGTGGTAGTAATAACTTTAATTTTGGACAAAACAATCATTTAGATGGTTCTAATCTTGGCGTTTTTGGAAATTATAATTTTGTCAATTCTTCAAATAATTATGTGTTTGGCAATTCAAACATCGGATACGGCTTAAATAATATAATATTTGGAAATAAAAATCATACTGCAGGTCAATTTTCAATTTTGCAGGGCGAAAAAAATAGTACAACTGGGACGAATAATTTAGTATTTGGCATATATAATGATATCAGCGGTAGTTACGGAATATATGCTGGTCAACACTTAGAAGGTGGTGGAAATATATCATCTATATTAGGTCAATATAACGATGCATCAGAAAATTATACATTATCAATCGGAAATGGATTTGAAATTTCTGATGTAGAAAATAAACGTCATAATTCATTTACAATCAATGATTTAGGTGAAATAATGTTTCAAGAAGATGTTGCAAAAGAAGAAAATGGTGAAATAAAATATCCTCCAATGATATCTCTTCAATCATTAGTTGCAAGAATAAAAGCACTGGAGGAAGAATTGAATAAGTTAAAAAATAAGTAAGTTTTTTCATTATTTAGTTTCAATATATTAAAAATTAATTTTTGTAAGGTACTGATATTCAAGTCAGTACCTTATTTTTTTATCAAAAAATTATCATTTATTGATTATTTTTTCAATTTTCTTAATATTTATATATAAGAAGAAACAGAAAGAAAATATGAAAAATGAAATAATATGGAAAGATGTCCCAAACTTTTCTGACAGATATGAAGTTAGCAATCAGGGACAAGTTAGAAGCAAGTCCTTCATTCGCAAAGGTAAAGGAGGTTGTGAATATTTGAAGCAAGGTAAAGAACTGAAAGGAACGATAAATAAGTGTACTGGTTATCTTCAATTCATGCTTTATGATTCAAATGGAAAGAATAAGTTGGTATGTTGTCACACCCTTGTCGCTGATGCTTTTTTAACAAAACCAACTGACAATCAGGACCTTATGGTGATTCATAAAGATGGTGACAGAATGAACAATTGCTTGGATAATTTGCGTTATGCTTATAAATCAAATGAAAAGAATTTACAAAATGGTTTTGAAATATTGCCAAAAAGGAAGCCAAAGCAACCAAAGTACAGATACGTAATCAAGCAGTTATTCTTAAATGGATTATGTCTTGCAGTTTATTCCAATTGGTTGGAACTCAATCAATTAGGGTATAAGAAATCATCTATAATGACGGCTGCAAATGGCAAATATGGTCCAAAGAAGGGTGATATATATAAAGGTTTCAAATGGGAAATAATAAGACAAAAAAACAACGTAAATGACTAATATAGAGCAATTTAGCACCAACACGCAAGCATATATCAAGGGTGTTGAGGATTATTTAACAGATAAGTTTGGAACAATTAAAGAGAATTGGAAAGGACTGATACAAATGCTTGCGGTAAATTATGAGATTTTTCTTCAAGCAAAAAAATATATTGATGAAAATGGTATGTTGCAACCAAGCAAGTATGGCATGGTGCCTTCTCCAATGATTAAGGTCATGAATGATGCTTCAATACAAGTACAGAAGTTAGTTAATTCACTGACAATCAGTCCATTATCTGAGAATAAATTGAAAGATAAAATGGTAGACAGCGATGAAGAGGATGCCATTAAAACACTGCTTGGCTAATTAATTTGAGAAAATGAAGACGGAAAAAGAAAAAATATTTGAAATAATAAAAAAGGAAATAACCACCTATCCATTCAATGTTATTGATGGTCAGGTGGTTACGTGTACATATATCCGTCTTGCGTGCCAACGTTTCATCAACTGGTTAGATTTAGAAGATAGATACTTTGATGTTGATGCAGTTTTGAAAGTAATCAATTTTATTGAAAAATTACAACACTTCAAAGGTCAATTTGCAGGTCAGAATTTTATTCTTGAAGATTGGCAAAAGTGGATAATTGCTTCAATATATGGATTCAAGTGGAAGAAAAATGACTTGCGTGTAATTCGTACATTCATTCTGAGTATTGGACGAAAAAATGGAAAATCATCACTAATTGCTGCAATGGCGTTGTATCATTTAATTGGTGATGGTGAAGCAAGTGCGGAGGTTGTGGCGTGTGCTAATTCAAGCGCACAAGCAAGCATCTTGTTCAAAATGTGTTCTTCTTACTTAAAAAAAATTGACAAGAAAGGAAAGTATTTTCAATTTTATAGGGACTCAATTCAGTTTCCAATTACAGATTCAAGTTTGAAGATAGTATCAAGTGATGCATCAAGATTGGATGGTCTTAATGTTAGTTTTGCCGTTGAAGACGAAACGGGCGCAGCACCTTCAAGTGAGTTATGGGACGTGTTGGAAACTTCGCAAGGTTCACGTTTACAGCCACTTATCTGTTCCTGCTCGACACGTGGGTTTCAGTTAAATGGATTTTACAAAGAGTTGGAACAAACTGGAATTGATGTGTTGAATGGTATAAAAGAAGATGATTCACTATTCACTGCAATCTATACTTTGGACGACGATGATGATTATAAAAACGAAGAAAATTGGATAAAAGCAAATCCAAATTTGGGTATTAGTATTAATGAAGAATTTTTACGACAACAAATCAAGAAGTGTGAAAACAACCCAATTCAAGAAGTGTCAATCAGAACAAAGTTGTTCAATCAATGGGTTTCATCAAGTAGTACATGGATTCCTTTACAGAATGTTGCCAATTTAATGCAAGTGATTGATTTACAGCAATATAAAGGAATGTTCGCTTATGTTGCGTTTGACCTTGCTGCAGTGTCGGATTTAACGGCTTTATCAATTATGATTCAATTGGATGATGTATATCTTTTCAAAACATTTTACTATTTGCCTGAATCATGTCTAAAGGATAATATCAATTCACAACTTTACCGAGAATGGCACAAAGGAGGATATCTTACAATCACAAGCGGTAATGTTACTGACTATAACTATGTATTCAACGACATCAAGAAGATTCAGAACACATTGATAATCAGTAGGATAAGTTATGATGATTGGAATAGTCGTGACTTTGTGATTAAGTGTACGGAGGACGGAATGCCAATGCAACCTTATAGTCAGTCAATTGGCAGCATGAACCGACCTACCAAGGAGTTGCAGCGATTAATTTTGTCAAAAAAAGTTATCATTGACAAGAATCCAATCACTTTATTTTGCTTTGAAAATTCAGTCCCAAAGTGTGATTGGAATGATAATGTAAAGATTGTGAAAAACACACCAATGCAAAAGATTGATGGAGTAATTGCGATGATTATGGCGTTGGGTGGGTACTTGCAAGAAACACATTACGACAATGAAATAGCAGTATCAAATTTAGAATAATTTGCTGTTAATCAACTATTTATATAAAGAAGAAAACATATCGGCTGGAACGGTCGATTACACGGGTGGAGAGGAAGTAAGAACCAACCATTTCAAAGGTCATTCCTCAGTGAAGTCCGAAGCCAATGAGTATTAAACTCATGGGTAGTTCACAAATGATATATCAATTTTTTATTATGTTAACAAATGTAAAGAAATTCTTTGGCTATGAAAACAAAGAAGACAGAAATATGACGGGGTATGTTCCTCCAATGGCGTTGAATTATGGTGGTATATACGCCTCATTTGGTGCAATGAATTTATCCGCTGCATATCGGTCGATTGAATTAATCAGTGACGGAATTGCAATGTTGCCAATTCAAATCAAACGGATTAATTCGAAGGGAAAAAACAACTATTTGAATAATCATTATCTCAATTTATTATTTGATAATGATAACAAATTCATGTCTAAATACTTATTAATCAAGCAGTTAATCCAATCAGTGTTGGTGCGTGGTAATGGCTTTGCGTATATTGAACGTGCAACAGACGGAACACCAATTAATTTACAATTTCTTGATTCATCTGATGTTGTGATTAATTATGACAAGTATAATGGTACACTTAACTATACCTGTAGCCATATATCACCGATTCCAATTCAGCCGTCAAATATGATTCATTTGCGCAAGAATAGTTATGACGGAATAAATGGAATATCTGTATTAACATTTGCAAAGCGTAGTTTGGATTTGGCTTCAAACGTGGAAAATAGCGCAAGCGACTTTTATGGAAAAGGTGGAAATGTGTCTGGTATTCTGAAAGTTAACACCAATTTGAATAAAGAACAACGTGAACAAATATTATCCACTTGGAATCAGTCATTTACTAATTCAAATACTTCAATCGCTGTATTGCAGGGTAATATGGAATTTCAAAAACTATCCCTGAACGCAGAAGAGACACAAATGCTACAAACACGTAATTTTAACGTCGCAGATATTGCAAGGTTCTTTGGAATTAACCCAATTTTACTTGGTCAGAAAGATTCATCATCGTACACGACATTGGAAATGGTACAATCTGACTTCTTGATACACACCTTGATGCCTTATATCAGTATGATTGAGGAAGAATTTAAATTGAAGTTGAATCAAGATAAGAATATCAAAATTGAATTTGATGTTAATTATCTTCTGAAAACTACCAAGCAGACAGAAGCAAGTTATTATTCAACTTTAGTCGCAAATGGTATAATGACAGTTAACGAAGTCCGCAAAGAGTTGGGACTCAGTGAATTAGAAGGTGGTGATAAACTGACAATGGCATTTACTGATGTGTCACAAAATACAATTGCAGATGCATCCAAGTCAAATGAAGAAGTTAATTCAGATAATGAAGAAAAAAAATTAACATAAGAATATGGAAGTTGAAAAAGAAATAAGAATTGTAACGTCTGAATTGAAACATGAAGACAGACATGTGAGTGGGTATGCTATCAGATTCAATGAAGAATCAAATTACATGGGATTTTACGAAGTCATTTTACCAAGCGCAATTGATGAAGACACGCTAAAGAGAAGTGATATATTTGCTTTACTCAATCATGATAGTGAGAAGGTATTGGCAAGATGTAAATATGGTGTCGGTAACTTAAAGTTAATAATTGATAATCAAGGACTTAAGTATGATTTTGATGTGTTGGAAAATGAATTAGGTGATACAGTATTAAGTTACATTAGAAGTGGTATCATTGACAGTTCATCTTTTGCATTCTCTCTGCCAGTTGACGATGATGAGTGTCAGGAATGGAGGAAGAATGTCAAAACTGGCAAGATTAAAAGGTATATCAAGAAAATTGATAAACTCTATGATGTCAGTCCAGTGTATCAACCTGCATACTCGACAGCCACATGTTCATGTAGAAGTTTTGACAAATTTATTGCTGAGGAAGAAAAGAAAAAAGAAGAATTAACCAAGAAATATGATGATTTTTTGAATGAAATTAATAAATTATAATAAGAAAAGTGTTATTTTTTCTTAAAAAGAAATATTTATAAATATGAAAGATAAATTGAAAGAAAAAATCAATGAAATAGTCAATACCGCCAAGAACGAAGGTCGTGAATTGACGGAAGATGAGCAACTAATGGTTGATGCACTTACTTTTCAATTGAAATCACTTGCTGATGATAAAGATGATACGGAAGTGTCTGATGTTGAGGAAGTTGAAGATGAAAAGAAAGATGCTGAAACTGAAACACCTGATACAGATGAATCCAACAAGGATGAAACAGATGTAAAGCAAGTTGACGAAAAAGATACTGATACTGATACCCCTGATACAGAAGATACCAAGCAAGAAGATGAAACAAAGAAAGTAACTGATTCTGAGGAGGTTGAGGAAGAAGAAAAAGATAAAACTAATAAAGATAAACGTAATATTAATATTAATATGAACAAAGAATTTAGATTAATTAAAGCCATCAACCAGATGGCAAATGGCCAGGCAGTTGACGATGTAACTGCTGCTGTATGTGCTGCAGGTCGCAATGAGATGAGAAGCGCAGGCCTGACTGCTGAAGGTGCATTGGTAATTCCTTCGGAAACACGTGGCATCAATGTAACTGATTCAGTCGGTGCAACTGTAGGTGTTGATGTCGCTGACATTTTGGCACCTTTAAGAGATAATTTGGTACTTGCAAAGGCAGGCGCAAAGTTCATGACTGGTTTGAAAAATGACTTGAAGTTGCCTTCATTAGTAGGTAGTGAAGCAAAGTGGGAAAGTGAAATTGGCGAAGTAACTAAAGATACAACTGCTGCAATTAATGGTGTAACTTTATCACCAAAGCGTATTAGCGTTGTGTTACCAGTGTCAAAGCAGTTCTTGATTCAGTCAAGTGACTCAGCGGAGGCAATTCTAAAGGAAAGCATCATGACGGCAGTGGCAGAAAAGTTACAAAAGACAATTCTTTCTTCAAATGTTACTGACCCAAAGGCACCAAAGGGTATTTATTCATCAACTCCATTGAGTGCCAAGACATTTGCTAAATTGTGTGATATGGAGGCAACAGCAGATGCAAAGAATGTTGGTGAAAATCGTACATATATTGTAGGTAATAAGGCAAAGGCAGCATTGAGACAGTTACAGAAGAGTACTAATAACACACAGATGGTATATGATAGCGGTGAGATAGATGGAACACCTTGTTACTCAACCACTTCTGCACCTGAGAATGGTGTACTTTATGGTGATTTCTCAAATCTTTACATCGGACAATTCGGTGGTACTGAAATAATTGTGGATAATTACACACGTGCTGCATTCGGTGAAGTTGTACTGACAGTTAACGCTTACTTTGACGCTGCACTTGCACGTGAAGGTGCTGTTGTATCTGGTGATGTTACCAAGGCATAATTGAATATTAATTCAAATTAATCAACAATAATAAAGGGTGGTGACAGATTTTGCCACCATCCTTTAATTTTATAATCAATTGAAAAATGAATCATTTAACATTAAAATTAATAAAAGAACATCTTAACCTTGATAATGATTTCACACTGGATGATGATTACCTTACTAATCTTGGTAATGTAGTCGAGACAGTTGTGGAACGCCATATTGATGATTCATTTACATTTCTTGCTTCTGCTAATGGCGGTAATTTACCAACGCCATTAATACAAGCGATGTTATTGTTACTTGGTACATATTACGCAAATAGAGAACACATTGCATTCAATGCCAATTATGAAGTCGGAAATTCATACACTTTCTTGATTGATTTATATCGCAACTATTCTGCAAGTCATTCTGATTCAAGCAATTATACTTTAATTAATTCAATTGATGAGTTGATGAAGAAAAATAAAGAAATGAATGATAAATTAGAAGATGTAAAATCATCTGTTAATAATAATTCAAAAGATATTATAAGAATTAATGAAGATTTACCTTCAATAATGAATATGGCAAGTAGTGCTGAATCAAATGTGAGAATTACTCAGTCAGAATTGGAAACATTACAATCAAATTTTGAAACAATTCATAGAGATATGTCAGATTTACAATCAATAGTTGATGTGTTAAATAACAAAACACTGCAAGGTACTGATTCAGTTGAAGTTACAGAAAACGGAACCACAACGACCCTTGAAGTTAATCAAATAAATGGAGGGAAATTCTGATGCGTGCTGGACTATTAAGCGAAATAATTACAATTAAAAGACGTGTTACAACTACAAATGAAAGTGGACAAAAAGAACATAATTATGAAAAAATAAGAACAACACGTGCAAGGGTGATTTATACCGCTGGTAATCGTACAATTGAAAACAAAGATATCGTTTGGGACTATCAATATAAATTTGAAGTTTGGGATTATGTTGATGTTACTGAAAAAGATTTAATCGAATACGATTCAAAAGAGTACAGAATTAAGTCAATAAACCACGATAAGAAACAACAGAAATTAATAATAACCACTGAATTAATTACTGAATAAAATGGAAAACACTGGAATTACTTGGTATTCAAATGGTTATGGGGTTTGGCTTGATAATATTAATCCAAACAGATTGAAAACTGCTTTGAGAAATGGACTAAAAAAATCTTTAAGAATAGTTCAAAAGGAGGCAAAAAACAATCTCAAAAGAGTAACACCAAGGTATAATTCAGGCAAGAATCAATGGGGGTTGCGATTGATTAAGGGTATAATGGTCAAGTTGTACAAAGAACAAAAGAACGATGTCAGGGGTGTTGTCGAAATTATGGGTAAAGGAAAGTCAGCAGATTTTCGTTTGAAATTTTTTGAAAATGGAACTCAGGCACGATATACCAAGAACGGCTGGCATCGTGGCAAAATGAAATCAACATCATTTTTCAATAATGCAATTGAATCGACAAAGTCAGAAGTTGAATCATCATTGGAAGGAAACTATGAAGAAGCGTTGCAAAAAGCATATAACAAGTTCATTATCAATTCGTTAAAGAGAAAATAATATGAGTGGAATATCAATTGATAGCAAGATATACAAGATACTAAAGGAATCAAAAAAGATACAATCAATCGTTGGCGATGAGATTTACCCAATTGTGAAAAATACTGACAAGATTGAAGGTCCTTTCATAGTATATCAAAAAGATAGTGTAACACCTACAACAGTAAAGGGTCTATCTGTAGCGGATGAAGTGAACTTTGGGTTTTTGATTGTTTTCAAGAATTTGGATAAAACATTGGAAATTGCTGAAATTGTCAGAAATTTATTTGAATTGCGCCAGGATGATTACTTCTATCGGTGTGATTTAACTGGCACGGCTGAATACTATACCAATGACATGTATTGTCAAGAATTGACATTTAAGGCAATCACTACAAGATAAGAATAAAAATAATTTACAAAATAATCTTTATAAAATTTTATAAAAATGAGCAAAATTATAATGGGCGAGAACGTACAACTCTGGGTATCAGGGAGTTGCCTCGCAATGGCTACAAATCTATCAGTTGAAATGTCTGCTGATGCAGTGGATATTTCATCAAAGGACCATGGCAGATGGAGTGCATCAAGATTGGGCAAGATTAGTTGGACGGCATCATCTGATGACCTCTTTACACTTGATGATTATAATAAACTTGTCGATTGTATGGTTAAGAATTTACCAATTGATTTGGTATTTGCAACAGTCGCAAATGGTACCGCAACGAAGGCACCAGATGAAGACGGACTTGTAACACCTGCAACTGGTTGGAAATCAAGCAATAACATGTATGGTGGCAAGGCAGTAATTACATCTTTGTCATTGTCAGCCAATAATGGTGCTGTTGCAACTTATACAGTTAAGTTCAACGGTGTTGGACCGCTTACAAAGGGTAATGGACAGGCAACTGTTTAATAACTAATTAGTTACGAATTTTAAGAGAAAAGGTTGAATAAATCTTTTCTCTTTTTTCATTTTTGATACTATTTATATATAGTATAAATAAAGATTAAAAAAAAGATTAACATTATGAAGATTAAGATTAAAGATTTAGAAATTACACTGAAAAACTCATTTCGTTCATTAATCATCTATGAAGCAATGACAAAAAAAACCTTCAAACCTGAAACTATCACGGATGTAATAGTTTTCTTCTTTTCAGTCATATCAGCAAGTGCAAATCCTCAGCAGGTAGATTGGGACGATTATATGGATTGGTTGGACAATAATCCAACTGCAATTAATGATTTCCAAACTTGGCTGACTTCAAGTATGTCATTTAATAGTCAGTTCGGAAATGATGAAACAAAAAAAAAGGTGAAGAAATAGTTGAATACACATATACTGACTTAATGATTAAGTTATGTGTTGAATACGGTTGTGTATCAATTAGTTACTATCTTGATGTTATGCAGCCGTATGAATTATATCCGATATTGTCAAATTTACATTTAAAAGTGAAAGGAGATTGGGAAAGAACACGAAACATCATGTATGCTGTTTGTCAATCACAATCAACTAAACACTTAAAGGTTACTGACATAATGACACTTCCATGGGATGATACTGATAATCAATTAGTTAGAAATGTCAAGAAAGTAGAATTAACAAAAGAATATATTGAAAAGATGAAGAATGAAGCAATTAAACATAAAGATGAATACATCAATAGCGGTTTAATTGAAAAATAAATTTAAGAAAAACACAAGAAGAAATGGCAAATGGTAGATACGTTGCGGAATTAAGCATTGAAACTGGACAACTGGAATCAGGCGTTAATCGTGCGAAGGCAGCACTTGACCGCCTGCAGAATAGTGGTGATATGAAGAAGGTGCATATTGGAATCAAAGATGCAACTGGTCTTCTTGATTCATTCACTTCCAAGATTGGCGTATCTACCAGTGCATTGGCTGAGTTGGCGACACCGATTGGTGCAATCGGCTTGATTGGTGGTGCCATTGCTGGAATTGGCGTGGCAAGTGTCAAGTCAGCAAGTGAATTGGAAACTCTCGATACTAATTTGGGTACCTTGCTGGGAAGCATGGACAAAGGTGTTGCGCTGAGAAAGGAATTGCAAAATTACGGACAATCAACACCGTATGACACTGAAGGACTTGCCAAGGCAGCCACAACCATGCTTGGATATGGCGTTGCTCAAGAGAAGGTAATGCCAGTGATGAAGCAGTTGGGCGATATTGCAATTGGTAATAAGGACCACCTTAATGCACTTGCATTGGCGTATGGACAGATGTCCGCCACTGGTAAAGTGATGAAGCAGGACTTGAATCAAATGGCAAACGCTGGATTTGGTGTTAATCAAATCGCTGAAAGTATGGGAGTTAGCGTTGGCAAGTTCAATAAAATGGTTGGCGAAGGTAAGGTCAAAATTGAAGATATTAACAAGGCGTTAACCGATGCAACATCCGCTGGTGGTTTATTTTACCAATCTGCAATTAATTCATCAAGTACCTTCGAAGGCGTGATGTCCAATCTTGGCGAAGCAGCGAATAACACGTTGGCAAATATTGGAACATCACTTCTACCTTTAGTAAAGGAGGCAGCGCAAGGACTGGTTCAGGTTTTTGAATTTCTTTCGACCGCAATTGATGCTTTAATCAATCCTTCTGACTCAGTCAATGAATCATTTGGTGCATTTGGAACTTCTGTTGGTGTTCTCAAGGACGGAATTTCAAGTTTATTCGATTCGCTTGGAAATCTGTATGATACTGTAGTACAAGTATTTACGGAGGTATTCGCAGGGAGTGGTATATTTGAATCTTTCGGAAATTACATTATGACTGTAGATGGTTTTGTGATGAATTTTGTCAGCACAATTATTGATTTTACCGCTGCAATTATAAAGGCATTCACTCAAACAGATTATTTCAAGGCAATATTAAATGTCATAAAGAATGTAATTGATACACTTACTGCAACATGGAATGTTCTTTCAAAAGCATTCAAGTTGGGAGTTCATTATATTACTTCTGCAGGTGGTGCCTTCGGTGGTCTAAAGTCCTACTTTACAGCACTTTATGCACCAGTTACATGGTTAATTAATAAATTCAGTGCATTGATTGGAGTTCTGAAAGATGCTATGAATTGGATTAATAAAGTTTTAGCCAAACAAATCAAAAAAGAAGGACTTGATAAAAAACCACAACAAAAAAAAGAAGACAAAAAAACACAACCATCAGTAACATCAACGCCAAAAGCACCAATCAAAGATGATGGTGGTGATGATGGCAAGAAGAAGAAAAAAGTCAAAGCAAAAAAGGAAAAGAAAGTCAAAACATCAGCGGACAGAATAAAGGAGGCAGAAGTTAAGTTCCAAAATGATTCAAAAGAAATTCAGAACAAAAAGAATACTGGATTTTACAACAATGTTGGCGATGAATTAAAGGACAGAATCAAAGCGTACGATTCATTGATTGATGTGTATAGTGCTGAAGGAAAGGCAATTACAACTCTAAAGAGTAAACGTAATGAACTAAATACACAACTTCAAGAATATATCAAGAAAATTAATGAACAAAAGAAAGCGGAAGATGATGCAACCAAGTCAGCAGAAGATGCAATAAAGAAAAGAGAAGAAGCAATCAAGAAAGCGAATGAAGCAAGTGAGAAGGCATTAAATTCTGATAATTACGGCAAGAAAACAAAATCTGAACAAATCATTGATAATCAAGATGATAGAAATGATGAAAAAAGCAAGTTAACCGACAAAATCCAAGCCATCAAATCGCAAATGGATGATTTGGAAAAGGCGATGAATGAAAAGAAGGGTCTTGCGCTTGATTTTACAACAGAAGAAAAAGCACTTGACAGATTGGGTGATAAATTAAACGAAACCTTAAAAAACGTTAAGAAATTAGAGGAGGCAAGCAAAAAAGTTGATGATTTCAAATCTTCACTCGATTCATTCCAATCTCAAGATTTTTCAAAATTTTCTGAATTATACAAAAATTTTTCAAAAATTATGAAAATGTTGTCATCGCCAAAAGAACAAGTTGAAGCGTTTGGGCATGAATTAGGTGATGTTGCTGCAGGTGCAATTGGTGCTGGTGCTGGTCTGCAAGTAATGGGAGAGACATTAGGCGCAATCGCACAAGATGGAGATGGAGCAAAGGCAGCAGCAATCATGACTGCAATTGGTCAAGTTGTATTATCATTTGCAACAGCACTTGCGCAAGCGTCTGAAATGGGACCAATTGCATGGATTGCATTTGCGGTGGCTGGCCTTGCAACGTTGGCAACCACAATCAGCACAATTCAAGGATATGCAAATGGTGGTATCATTGGAGGAAATGGTACACCAAGCGGTGACATGGGATTAATTAGGGCAAATGTTGGTGAAATGATTTTGAATAAAAATCAACAAAGTCACTTATTTGACATATTGGATAGTGGTAATGTTGGTGGCAATGTCACATCAACAGTACGTGTGAAGGGTTCTGATTTATATTTGGCAATGTCGAATTATTCAAAGATAAAAGGCAAGTCAGGAATAAACACTGGAATAAAATAAAGATAGAAAGGAAAGATATGTATATTAGCGGTAATTTCAAATCAATAAAAGATGTTGATTATCAAGTGGTTATAACAGATGGTGATGCAACAAAGGATATAAAGGTCATAGGCGAAGAAGGGTTATTCTTCGCTTCTGATGCTTTGACTGTTGAGACGAATATCAATGATACATTTGATACTATTATAAAGACATCCGCCACAATTAACTTAATATCAGACAGTTACGTGGGGCATTTGCTTTTTGGCAATAACGCAAGAAATATATCTGTATCAATTTACAAGAATAACACACCTTTCTTTCATGGCTTCATTGAGCCAGCAACCTTCACTCAGCCATTTGCATCTGTATATGATTCATTTACAATCAATTGCGTGGATGCACTTTCGACTTTGGAAATTTATAAGTATAAAGGAATTACCACAAAGGCAAAATATGATGATTTCAAAATTAATGCTAATACCATATCATTTAACGATATAATGATTTCATCAATCTTCAAGGATTTATTGAATTTGGATAAAATCAGAAATAAAAAGTCACATATATGGTATGACGGTTCAAAAGGTCTTGATAATCAGTCAGTTAAGGATGTGTTCAAAAATATAGGTATTAGTGAATCATATCTGATTGGCGATGATTGTGATGATGTAATGTCTGATGAAGATATTTTGAAAGAAATATTGCAGTATCTTAATCTACATATCATGCAGATTGGGTGTGATTATTACATTTTTGACTGGGATAATTTGAAGAAGAAAAACACAAAATGGTACGACTTGTTATCAAATGAAGAAAAAACGGAAACACCTATAAATCAAACACTTACAGAAGATATGTATGCAAGTGATGATGGCAATATCTCAATCGCTGATGTGTATAATCAATTGATATTGACAGATGAATTAAAGAAGCAAGATACTGTAATTGAGTCACCACTTGATGATGATTCAATGTATTCACTTTATAAGTCAAAACAGTTATATATGACTGAATTTTCTTCTGCTGGTGAAGGAGATAATGCTTGGGATGCATTCATGAATGGTGTGAGAGGACAATCTACAACTTATGATGGTTATACCGAAACAGATTGGTACATGCAAGTCATGGAATCAAAGAATTGGGTCTTGAAATTGCCTAATAATCAACCACTTACATCAATTTATGAGAAAGAAAATGAACAATATATTAATCAATGGAAGGTTGCAAAATATATTTATGATAATCCATTGACACCTTGTTTATTTTCAATGGGAAATGTTGAAAAAGGGTCGAAAGCGACTGACAACAGTGTAATTAATAAGATTGATATGTCTAACTACTTGATTATCAGCGTGAACGGTAATGAAAAAGATAATCCAACTGAGTCATTTCCAAGCGTATCTGATTTGAAAGTACATTCAGGCATGATTGAATACATTGGTAAATCAAGCGGTGCAGTGTACTCACCAGTTGACGATGTCACAACTAATTATCTTGTATTTAGTGGTAAAATTAATTTACAACCAATCGTGTACGAGTCATTTGATAAGAAAACATTAAATGACCCAAAATTGCATCATGGATATGACGCAAAAACACGTCATGGAATGTACGAGAAGATAAGGCAATATGAAGTTGTAAAGTATTCAACAGTACCGAGTGACAAGAATGGTGACGGTCGATATTATACTCGAAAGTGGTACACAACTAAATTTACATCTGATGAACTTGGAAAAAATGATTATATCAAAAACGACCAATCTTTGACACCATGGACAAAAGAAAAATCAACACATATATTTGAATTTAAGCAAGTTAGAATTGAAGGAAAAGATGAAGAATTAGATACAATTTCTAAATTTCCAATCTTGGAATGTGAGTTGAAAATTGGTGACAAGTATTGCGTTGAAGTCAAATATAATTCATTTCAAACTGCCAAGGATGACACCATTTATGCATGGCTAACCAAGGAAGAAATCAAGAAGGGTGGAATGAAATTTCTGAAACATTACAACATCACCATCAATCTTGACGAACTGAAATATGAAGATGATGAATTTCTTGATGACGGTTGGCATGAAGGCAAAACAACATGGACACATACGATGTCTTTGGGTGTCAACCCTAAAATTGGAGATAAAATAATTGGACAAGATTTTGACCTCCAAAATAACATTGACTATACTATGAATGTCGATGAAGAAGGCACGGCAATTCCAATCATCAAAGATGACAATTTGGTGGGAAAAGTTTCTTTCAAAATTCTTGGACCTTTCAATGGGTCACTTTATCAACAAGTGTATTATAGACACCGCACTTGGTTTAGAAGACGTAAATTCCAAAATGGAGAAGTACCACTGTTACCGCATGTTCAGAATATTTTTATCAAAGAATTTGAATGTAAAATTGCATCGGATAATGGTAAATTGACAAATAAAGGTGATAGCGATTTAATTTATCAATCAGCAGAATCAGAAAAATATGTAAATAAAAAAGATGATATTACATTTAAGTTTATAACGCAACTGACTGCAGATGAGGCACTTGCGAAGAATGTTGATAACGGAATTAACTTGAATGCTGTAATTAATATGAATACATCATTGCCACTTACATCAATTTATAATGCAGTTTCAAATGAATCAGCCAAGGCGGAGGAACACTACATTAATAGTTATTACAATGAATATTCAACGCCTAAACTGATTTATGAAGTTTCACTTTTAGATTCAAATGATTTTGATTTCAGAAATATTTATAAAATAAAGAGTTTGAATAAAGATATGTATATAATGAAGATGCGTTATAATTGCATGGATGACTCTAATACGCTAACACTCAAGGAGATATAAAGATTGACAGATATGATTAAAATTGAAAGTTATTCCAAAAAGAAGAAAAACAATAATCAAGGTGGAGGAGTTGGCAACAGCACAGTTGTCAACTCATCTTCCACTACATTATCACCACATTATATTTACGGCAATATATACGACGGAACACAAGATGTTGAAGGTGACATCACAAAAGTGAAAAATATAACTGCCTCAGAAACAGTGAGTTGTAATAAAATTGCTGCTAATACTGGTAATATAGGTGAGTTAACTGCAACTACCATTTCAACGCATAGTGTTGACAGTCAGGAAGTTACAACGGATTCTGTAAATGCAAAAAATACAACAACTGATATAATAACATCAAAAAAAGGTGAATTTAACAATATTACATCTGATTTTGTTATTGCAAATGAATCAGAAGTTAAATCGCTGACTACCAATGATTTAACTGCAAGAGATGCAACAATTAATAACTTAAATGTAAGTGGTACAGCACATTTCTTCCAATTGATGATTGACCAAATTAAATCAAGTAGAGGACAAACCATTGTAACCGCTGCCAATGCGAAAATATACAGAGTCGTAAATATGCTTGGTAATTATATGTGTTTCTTCCATGCATCTGATAATGTTTCAAAAATTGGTAACATGTTCGCTGTCAATGACTTAGTTGTTATGCAGACATTTAATGCTGCCAATGATTCAGAATTTAACGTAAATAATCGTTACTATTGGCGCAAGGTAGTCGCTGTATCAAACACACCACATGAGGAGGATGGCAAATATTATCATTGGATAACATTAAGTGCAACAGATTGTGATACCAAATCAAATGCAATACCACAAGAGGAGGATGAAATATGTCAACTTGGTAATACAACCGATAAATCAAGACAATCAGCCATAATCATATCAGCATATAATTCACAATTCCTTGATAGTGAGTTACTTGCACCATCTATTAGTCAATATGAAGGTATAAATAGATATGAATTGAAGCCATTTAGATTAAATGTTTTATCAAAATCATTAAACTCATTCATTGGTAACTTCAAAGTACAAGGTGGCAAGTCATTGGAGGATGTACTGAAGGAAAAGAATGAGAATGAACCTCCATACATAGGAGGCAATGGACACTGGATGATTTGGGATAAAGTTAATAAAGTGTACAAAGATTCAGGTGTTAGCGCAATCGGTACCAAAGGAGAACAAGGCGAATCAATTAAATTAACTGTAGATTATGCAAAGAATGTATATGACTTGAATAATGATTTATCAATAATTTGTAACGGTTATATTAAACAATACAAAGATAATCAAGTATTTACGCCAACTGATATTGGTGAATTTTATCTTGAAATGTACATATCAGGCACAAATTTCCCTAAAATTAAAGTTACCCCAAATAAATTTGGATTTTGGAATATCAAAAAAATATATCAAATAGAAAATAAAACAAACGTACCAAGTACGCTAAATATTAAATTATGCAAGAAATTCACTTCTGTTGATTCACTGGTATTACCAATTACATTAAATCATAATGCACTGCTTGAAGTAACTGATTCTGTGAAGTTAATGGCGCAAGGTAATCAAAACAAAATAAATGAATTAACTGGTAAGATAGAAGCAAATGTCAATTCAATTGCAAGTATAAATGTAAAGAATGACCAAATTGAATCGAAGGTAAATCAGGTAATTACCAATGTGTCAGATAATTACGTAACAAATACCAATTTACAATCAATCATTAATCAACAAGCAAATCAGATAACATTGGCTATAATTAATCAAGTCAATGGAAATCTAAAAAAAGTCGGAATTGATATTGATTTGAATGAGATAAATTTGATAGCGAATAAGACAAATTTTGTTGATGAAAATGGCAAAAAATTCATAACAGTTAGCAAAGATGAGAATGGTATTCCACATTTCATTTTTCTTGATAAAGATGAAAAAGCAAAATATGACCTTGGATATACAGGATTACGTGAATTAGTAAGTGATTATAAACCAGCATATTGGACCAAGATGAAATTGGTGAATATAACTGGAAAAACAATAACTTCAATTTATCCCAAAACTTCAAAAGGAACTGATTACTTCCAATATAATGCACCACGTCATCACATTACTGGTGCTTTGGGTAGTCATGCAGAAGATGATGGTAAAGTATTTGATGCTGAAATGTTCCAAAGACAAATCCCAGATGGATATTACACGGACGAAAATATGAATAACATCTACAACGATATGACACCAATTGAGATGAATGAAGACACAAAGATATATGGTATTGCGGTTAGTCATTTTGTAAATGGTAAAATCGACCGTGCAAATTCAGGCATGGTGTTAATTAAAATCAAAAATGGTAATTTAGTCGGATATTGCGATGAACAAGGTAAATCAATTATAGTGCAAGGCGGATTAATTCAAGATTATCCATTTGTTAAATAATTTATATTTATATTAAGTGAAAAACACATTTTAATATGAAAACATTGATAATCAATAATTTGAAGACAATTCTTGAGTCATTAGCAAATTGGATAATTGTAATAAAGAAATTGACATATTCAGATATAATCAAGAACGTATCTGTTGCAGGTGCAATTCTAATTCTGATTTATTATGGTAAATCCATTTGGATGACGGAAATTATAAAGGGTAATGTATTGATATACATCTCAAGTGGTGTTATGATTTTTCTTCTATCAAATTTTATTCTTGAAAAAATTAAATCTAAAAAAAAAGAAAAGGAAAAACAAAAGAAGAAGAATCAAATTCAAGAACTTGGTAAAATTAGTTTACAACTTGATTGCGAAATGGAAAAGTCAAGAATGAGATTAAATGCTTCAAGAGTATTACTATTTGCATATCACAATGGGCAAGCGTGTCTTGGTGGCGCACCATTTAGTAAATCATCTGTAGTTAAGGAAGTTGTAGATGAAGATGCAAATGTTGAATTAATCGCAGAACATTTCCAACAGCAGATGATGGGACTTTATCGTTTGCCACAATATATTAATACGCATTCATATTTCCTTGGTAATCAGAACGATGTAAAAGAAATTGATTATAAATATAAACAGCACATGGATATATGTAATTCAAGTTATATTGCATGCAAGGCAATTAAAGATGTTGACGGAATTATAGTTGGACGTATTTCAATCGCTTTTGATGAAAAACGGACAATACCAAGTCCTGACAGATTAAAATATGAATTGGATATATTAGTTAGAGAAGCACGTAACTATCTGATAATGAA